ATTTAATGGAGTTTTTCAGATAACAAGCGCAAAAGATCCCCAAGTATATCATTATGATGCACAAAAATGGGCAGCAATGATATATTTAACCCCAAATTCTCCGCTAGAAAGCGGAACAAGAACCCATAGATCCAAATTAAACGGAACAAAACACGCATCAGAACCAAACGTTGATTTTGCATTTAATGGCAATTTCTATGACAGCACTAAATTTGAAATTATTGATAATGTGGGGAATATATACAATAGATTAGTAATAATGGATGCTCAAAATATCCATTCTGCTGGTCCATATTTTGGCTCTGCTATTCATGATAGTAGATTAACTCATTTATTTTTCTTCGATTAATTATGAAATTTAGCATTATAACCCCAGAACATAATAAAAATAATCCGTATTTGATGGAATTGTTCGAATCCATAGAAAACCAAACTTATGAAAATTGGGAATGGGTAATATTATTAAATAATGGTTGCGAATTCGAAGACCTTCCAGAACAAATTTTATACCATGATAAAGTAAATGTATACAAACTAGAAGAAACCAATTCAAATATTGGATTTATAAAAAATAAAGCATTTCATCTTGGGTCCGGAGATGTTTTAGTAGAAGTTGATCATGATGATATATTAATAGAAAATTGTTTAGAAAAATTATACGAAGTATATCAAGATGAAAACATGGGATTCGTATATAGCGATAATGCCGTCTTACATATGACCGATGAATTTTCCCCATATGACGCAAATCAAGGGTGGGAATATTCTATTTATAATTGGAAAGGTCGAGATTTAATTTCTATGAAAAGTTTCGAACCATCTTCTCAAAGTTTAGGTTATATTTGGTATGCTCCAGATCATGTCAGATCTTGGAGGTCTAATGTCTATAAAGAAATTGGAGGACACAATCCAGAATTATCAGTATGCGATGATCATGAATTATGTATTAGAACATATCTACACACTAAAATGAAAAGAATTCCGGAAGTTCTTTATATCTATAGAATTACCGGGGAAAATACTTGGTTGGAAAGAAATCAAGAAATACAACAAAAAACAATAGAATTATTCAATAATTATATTCAACTTTTAGCAGAAAAAGATTGCGAAGAAAAAGGATTATTGAAAATTGATTTGGGAGGGGGTTTAAATCCGTATAAAGATTATAAAACCGTTGATATCACAGAATCTGCGGATTTTCAATACGATTTAAATGAAGGGATACCGTTACCAGATAATAGCGTAGGAGTTATCAATGCCAGTCATATATTAGAACATTTAAAAGATCCTATCAAATCTATGAGCGAAATTCATAGGGTGTTATGTCATGGTGGATGGGCTTTTATAGAAATTCCAAGCACGGATGGAAGAGGAGCATTCCAAGACCCCACACATGTAAGTTTCTGGAACGAAAATAGTTTTTTATATTATACCGATAAATATCTTGCTAATTTTATAAATAATAAATATATAAGATTTCAAGAATATTATAAACAAACATATTTTCCAAATGAATGGTTACAACAAATAAATGTTTGTGTTACTTCCGCATATTTAACAGTTATTAAAGACGATTCTATCCGATACCCCGGATTTTTAAAAATATAAATACTAATATAAACAACTTATAGGTATCAATATGCCAAAATACAATCAATCAAACGTTTCAGGAGAATTGTGGAGAAGATCTCCTCAAATAATTTGTTATAATAATTATAATCAAAATCCAGTAATACTTTTTGATGAAGAAGATATAATAGTATTGAATAATGGAGAATTTGCATCCAATAGAATCCAGTCAAAATTACATCAAGAATTTAATTCTGATAACGCTAATACTGCATTTGAGTTGAGAAACCCGGAAACAGAAGAATATATAGGAACATTTGCAACATACAAAGATTTATACGTATTAATGTATTCTTTATATTTTCATTTGGCAAAGGAGAGAGACAAAGGACCACAACCATATCCAAGTTGGATATGGAACGACCAAACTAATTCGTGGGATGCTCCTATCCCAAAACCGGAAGATGGACAAGAATATTATTGGGATGAAAGTTCTCAAGAATGGGTTATCGTTGCATAAGGAGAACTCATCATGACAATGGTAGCGAGTGGATATATTGAATTAGGTCCAAACGCAGCAGCAGCTACACCAAACACCTCAATTGGAACAGAGTTAAAAAGAACTGCATATGCGTCAACAAACTTAACAGAAACAGATTGTAGATATTTAGGTGGAATCAACACAGGACAAATAGGGTTTTCTAATTTTTATTCAAAATATGTGATACAAGGACAAACTTTTGCAACTAGCACCAGTGGAAATTGGACAGTGCCAACAGGAGTTTATTATGTCAGCATATTATGTATTGGCGCTGGCGGCGGAGGTGCAGCGCTTTCTGGAAGCACCACTTATTCTGGAGGCGGAGGTGCATTATCATATACAAATAACATACCAGTAACACCAGGAGAAGTTTTATCATATGTTGCAGCACCTATAACCGCAAGACAAGCGCAAGGAGGAACGTCTTCTGTTTCTAGGGGGGCAACTGTTCTTGTAAGTGCTGCTGGAGGAAGCCAATATGCAACAGGAGGTCAAGCTTCTGCTGGAGTTGGATCTGTTAAATATTCTGGAGGAAATGGGAATTCTTATACAGGTATAGGATCTGCTGGCGGTGGAGGTGCAGCCGGATATTCTGGAGTTGGAGGAACCGGAGGAAACCCATCCACACAAGCGGGAACTGCTGGATCTGGAGGAGGTGGCGGAGGTGGCGGAGGGTCGTCTTCATTCAGTACTGGTGGAGGCGGAGGAGGAGTAGGGAATATCGGAGAAGGACCAAGTGGTGCTGCTAGTGGGACAAACGGAGGAGCAGGAAAGGGCGGTTCCTATGGAACAGATGGAGTTGGTGGATTTCTTTTAGGTGGTGCTGGTGGAGGATATGGTGGAGGCGGTGGAAGTGATACAACAGGAACCGGTGGTGCTGGTCTGGTAAGGTTTATGTGGGGAGTAAACAGATATTACCCATCAACAAATACTGGAGTATTATAAATATTAATTAAAAAGAAGAATCTCCAAAATATTTACTACAACCTTTTATAAACAATTCTGCTGGTTTAATAGAACTATTAGAATCAGACCCCCCTAATAAATTAATAGAATAACTTCTAAATTTCCTCCCTATCCTCGTTTTATAAATAATAGTATAATTAACCGAGGATAGGGAATCGGAATGTCAACTAAAAATTTTATCACTAAGCATGGTATAGATGTCAATTATAAGGTGTGTATCGATGATTAAATACTCATATAAAATAACAAAATTTAACATAAATCCAGATTCTAAACAACTAACTTCTGTTGAGTGGTGGTATGTCGGTAAAGAAAACGATTGTAAATATGAAATTTATAACGTAACGCAATTAGACGTCAAAGGGAAAAAGTTTATTCCCCTAGAAAATTTACAAGAAAAAGAAGTAATTAAATTCATTGAAAGTTCTTTAGACAAAGAATATATTAAATCAATGAAAGAAGTTATTACAATGGAAATCGATAAACAAAAAACTCCAGAAACAGTATCAATAACACCACCTTGGATAGAAAATGTCTAACGTATCAACAAGAGACGAATTAAAAGATTATTGTTTAAGAAGACTTGGCTTTCCAGTAATTGAGATAAATGTATCTGAAGAGCAAATTGAGGATCGTTTGTCTGATTGTATGCAGTTTTACATTGATTATCATTATGATGCAACTTCTAAAGCATATTATAAACACACAATAACTCAAGAAGATATTGAAAATAGATATATAACGGTTCCAGATTCATTAATTGGGGTTACTAGAATATTACCGCTGAACAATTTGCTGAGTAAGTCGTATATGTGGGATATTCGGTATCAACTAATCCTCAACAACCTTTGGGATTTAACCTCTACTTCTATGGTTCCGTATACTATAGCAATGCAACATATTCGCGGATTAGAAATGTTGTTTAACGGCGAAATTCCCATAAGGTTTCAAAGACATCAAAATAAAGTTAAGATTGATATGGGTTGGGGTACTGAACAATGTCCAGAAGGAACCGTTATTGTTATTGAAGGATACCAAATAATAGACCCAGAAGAATACTCCGACGTGTTTAACGACCGTTGGATTAAAAGGTATTCTACAGCATTGATAAAACGTCAGTGGGGAGAAAATATGAAGAAATTCGGGCAAATTTCTCTACCGGGTGGCGTTACTTTAAATGGGGATAGAATATATCAAGAAGCAGTTGATGAAATTTCAACACTAGAAAACGAAATGTTGGTTAAATATTCAGAACCGCCAGAATTCATGATTGGGTAGAAAATAATGCCAACAAACCCATATTTCGATTTCTATAAGAATAGACCAGAACAAAACCTCGTAGAAGATTTAATTCACGAGGCAGTTAAGATGTTCGGGTTTGATTGTTATTACATACCCAGAAATGAAGCTGCTGTATCTGATCTACTTTATGGCGATGACCCGTTAAAGAAATTTGATGCTGCATACCCTATGGAAGTGTATTTAACAAATTCTGTAGATCCCGGCATGAACAACGATTTCTTTTCTAAATTCGGGCTAGAAATTAAAAATACAATTAGAATTCAAGTGCCTAGAAGAGCATTTGCTAAAAGAGTACCTCAAGATACCCACACCAGACCAAAGGAAGGGGATTTAGTGTATATTCCATTTTTGTCTGGTACTGGCGAATTATATGAAATTAAATATACCAACGACGCCACAGACTATTTCACTTTGGGTAGAAAACAGCCATATTATTGGGAACTTGAACTAGAATTATTCAAATATTCTCATGAAGATATGAATACGGGGGTAGAAGAGATAGACGTTGTTGAACAAGTTAATTCTTTTGCTATTGATTATATATTGGATACTGGTACTGGCAACTTTAAAGTCAACGAATTAGCATATCAAGGTCCGGTAGGTTCACCAACAAGTTTCGCCACAGTACAAAATTGGAACGCTCCAACAAAAACTTTAAAAGTTACCAATATGTCTGGTATATTTGATTCTGATTTAAACGTTATTGGTTCTGAATCCGGAGCAAATTACTCTATACAGAATTTTGATGAATTGGATAACCCTCAAATTAGAGACGGTTGGGATAATAAGGTTATTGAAGATATTAGCGATACAGTAATAGATACTTCGGAAAGTAACCCATTTGGAATATTATAATGACCGCAATAAACCATTATCATAAATGTGTCCGCAAAATCACTTCTGCGTTTGCTTCAATATTTAATAATATAGTATTAATTAGGGACAATAACCAAAGAATCGTTGTTCCTATAGAATATGGAGATAAAGAAAAATTTGTTAAGAGGTTGCAAGGCGATCCAGAATTGGATAAAAAAGTCCAAGTCCTTTTACCTAGAATGTCTTATGAGATGGTTGGGTTTAATTATGATAAGGATAGAAAATTAAATACAAACAATAAAAATTTCTCTTCAAATCCGGATAATGCAGATAAAGCGTTTATGCAATATAATCCGGTTCCTTACGATTTCAATTTTGGATTGACAATATATACCAGAAATGTTGAAGATGGAAATCAAATTATAGAACAAATCCTTCCATACTTTACCCCAGATTATTCTTTAAGAGTTACTTTAGTACCAGAAATGGGTATAACTAAAGTAATACCTATTGTTTTAAACGACGTTAGATTAATTATAGAATCTGATGGGATGTTTAATACAGAAGTAAGAACAGTAATTTGGACTTTGAGTTTTACAGCTAAAGGGTTTATATTTGGGGCAGTTAAAGATGTTCCTATCATCAAAGAAGTAAACGAAAATTTCTTATTTGGTATTGGTGGTTCTTTCGATTCTGGAATCGGTACTTCTTGTAATCCAAATGGATCAAAATCTTTTAATGTGGACCCCGACGGATATGGCGACTATATAAATGGAGAATGGGTTTATCAGGGACAAAAATACGATTTGGCGTATGCTACTGGTAAGGTTGGGGATTGGAATGCAAATTCTAATACTGTTTATATTACCGATATTATGGGCAATTTCAAACTTAATCAACCAATAGTAGGAACAGATTCTCTTTCTATTCACGTACCAATTTCTGCCACATCAAACGATATGATAGCGTTCACAAAAACAATTACGGTATCCCCGAATACAGCAAACGCTAATTCTTACTGGCAACCAGAACTATCTATTACAGAATACGTTACATAAACATTATTATGAGCAAATTTGATGAAAAAATGGAAAACTTTTTTGAAGTTGCTCCATCTGAACCCAACAACCTTCCAGAGAAAATTTCTTCTTCAGAACCAATACCCCATGAAACTCTAGACGTAGATTTAAAGAAAGACTACGAAACAGCCAGGGAAAATTTTCACGAATTGATTGAGGTTGGTAAAGACGCAGTACAAGATATATTAACTATCGCAAGGGAAAGCGAAAAAGGAAGGGATTTTGAAGTTGCTGCAAATTTGCTTAAAAACGTATTGGACGCAAACCAACAATTATTAGATATACATAAAAAAGTAAGAGATATTTCTAATTACAAAAATCAAAAAGAAGAAAAAACCACAATCAATAATGCTTTATTTGTTGGTAGTACGACAGAATTAAGCAAAATGCTCAAAGATCTAAATTCAAAAGAAAAAATTATCGAAAATTAAATTATGATAGAGTCTTCTTATAGAGCTAATCCACAGCTCAAGCGTGAAGGAATACAAATAGAGTTTACTCAGGAGCAAGTAGAAGAATATATTAAATGCGCGTCTGATCCAATATATTTCATCCAAAATTATGTAAAAGTGGTCCATGTAGATAAAGGCGTTATTCCTTTTAATATGTGGGATTTCCAAAAAGACATGATTAAAACGTTTCACGAAAACCGTTTTAGTATTGTTAAGTGTCCTCGTCAGGTGGGAAAAACAGTTTCTTCTGTGGCGTACATTCTTTGGATGACTTTATTCAATGACGATCAAAACATAGCAATCCTAGCAAACAAAGGCGACCTAGCAAGAGAAATTCTCGATAGATACCAACTCGCATATGAAAACTTGCCTATTTGGTTACAACAGGGAGTTAGAGTTTGGAATAAAGGTTCTATTGAATTAGAAAACGGTTCGAAAGTATTGGCGTCTGCTACTTCTTCAAACGCCATACGTGGTGGCTCTTTCACATGTGTCTTTTTGGACGAATTTGCATTCGTTCCTTCTAATATAGCAGAAAATTTCTTCACATCTGTTTATCCAGTAATATCTTCTGGTAAAACAACTAAGATGATTATTGTTTCTACTCCAAACGGTATGAATTTGTTTTATAAAATGTGGACTGATGCTGTATCAAAAAGAAGTGAATATAAAACTTTTAGTATCCATTGGGGAATGGTTCCCGGAAGAGACGAAAAGTTTAAAGAACAAACAATCAAGAATACTTCGCTACGGCAATGGCAACAAGAATTTGAATGCGTTCATGGAGAAACTTTAATAGAAATTTTAGACACAAAAACAAATCAAACAATATCTATACCAATAAAAGATTTTTACGAAGATTTTGTTTGATTAAGACTTTTTTGCTTTATAAATATTATATTTTAGAAATATAGTTCATAATATGTGCGATAATTATAGAAAAATTTGGGAAAATCGTTTTGGGAAAATCCCTTTTGATGATAACGGAAGAACTTTTGAAATACACCATATAGACGGTAATAAGTCAAATAACGATATAAACAATTTATTGTGCGTTAGTATTCAAGAACATTATGAAATACACTATAAAAATGGAGATTATGGAGCTTGTGTTATGATAGCAAAACGCATGTCTTTACCTCCAAATTATATTTCTGAGATACAGAAAGGTGTTAAGAGACCGAGAATAGGTGGCGTTAAAAAGGGAACCAAACCTTGGAACAAAGGTTTAACTGG